ACGGTACAGAAACATCTACCGGCGTCTGGACGAGCTTTAACAACACCGGCACGTTCACCTACACCAACAATAAGCGTTATCAGTTCATTGTTTACACAAACGCTATTAGCGCTAACTTCTGGGTCAGTGACGGCACAAACACATGGCTGATGGGTGCTCTGGCACTGCCTACGGGTACTGGCCGGGTGAACATGGGTGCGGGCCTCAAGGCTTTCTTCATGCAGCGTATCACTGGCGGTGCTGCCGGTGCTGCGGTGCAGGCCGCTCTCAATGCGTACTCTGTGCGGGTCGGCGGTGCGAACTACGCAAGCACACTGGCTCAGACTGGCAACCGTCTGTTTGGCTCCTACCAAGGCTTGTCGGGCGGCACCATGGGTGGCTTGGCTACCTACGTCAACAGCACCAACCCAACGACTGCTGCGCCTTCCAACACCGCACTGACGGCCAACTTGCCTGGCGGCTTGGGTGGTCAGGGTGTTGTCACCGCTGCCGTTGCTGCTGCAACTGACGGTATCTGGTCTGAATACGGTGTGCCACTCCCCACTGCTAACGTGCCAGGCCGTCGCCTGGTTATCACTGGAGTGCTGGTGGATGCAGTGAATACCGGAGCCGCTGTGGCAACGACATCCACGACTCTGCAATTCTCGCTGGCCTTCGGCCAAACGGCTGTCTCACTGGCAACAGCCGAGGCCACCAATGCCAAGGCACCGCGCCGTATCGCTCTGGGCTTCATGAACTGGCCTATCGGCGCTGCCATCGGTCAAGGACCGGACAAGGGCCCTATCAAGATCGACTTGGCTAGTGCGCCTATCTATGTCAACCCGGGTGAGCGTGTGGCTCTGGTAGCCAAGTTCATCGCAGGTACAGCCACTGCATCGCAGACCATCACGTTTACCTACACGCCGGTCTACGGCTGGGAGTAACCCCTAAATGTCACTGCTGCTTGCGCTAACAGCTGGCAGCGGGGGTGGCGCCGGCACAGCTAATCCTGCGGGGGTCTCTGCCTCCACGGCGCTAGGTGTTGTTTCTCCGTCGGGCATAGCGAATGTGACGGCTTTCGGGGTCGCTTCTACGGCGACTCTCGGGACGCCTACTGCATCAGCCGGCGCTAACACCGCAGTTGCGGGCCAAGGCACCACCACTTCGCTAGGAACCGTCACCGTATCGGCCGGCGCCAGCACTTCGGCTGCAGGCCAAGGCACCACCACTTCGCTAGGAACTGTCAGCGAATCCGCTGCAGGCAATACGACTGCCACAGGCCTTGGGACCACGACATCCCTGGGTACCGTAATAGCTTCGGGCGGCTCAGGCGGATCGGCGGGGGACGCTTTCCCTGCAGGTGTTGCCGCTGCTACCAGCCTCGGAACGGTCAACGAGACAGCCGACGCCAACATAGCCTCGACCGGGGTTTCCGCGAGTACCGCGCAAGGTACCGCAGTTGCCGCAGCTGGTTCCACAGTCGCAGTCACCGGATTTGGTCTTGCATCGTCTATCGGCGCCAGTTCTGCCAATGGCGCAGCAGGAGCAGTCGCGGTCGGGGTCAGTGCTACCGCATCTCTCGGAACTCCCGCAGAAACTGCAGACGGCAGCGTGGCCGCAAGCGGCGTGTTTGCCACCACGTCACTGGGGAATGTAACTGCCAGCTCGGGCTCGGGCACTGACGCCTTTGCCAACTTCGAGACCACCCCGATACTGCGAACCAACTTCGGTACTGCGTGGGCAGATGGTGGCCGCCGGTCGCGCACCCAGCTCAAGCGCATCAAGGAAGGTGAGGCTTACCCCACTCCGGTGGTCGCGCATGCTTCTGTCGGCAGCCCATTTGCAATCGGTCGGATCACTGTTCCGTATGTCGCACCCCTACCGCCGCCCCAAGCGTACCCTGCTGGAGTCAGCGCGTTCTCTCAGACTGGCCAAGCCCTTGCCAGTGCGTCCGCTGAAACATTTGCGTCTTGTGACGGCATCAGCGCTGAGACCGGTGAGGTGTGCGCTGGAGGTAACGCGGGTGCCACGGTTTCCGGCATTGCACTGCGTAGCGCGATTACTCGGTGTGCGCCTTCGGTGCATGTGCAGGCCAACACAACATTCGACGAAGGCTGCGAAGCTGACGTGGGCCAAGTGCGGGCGTACGGCGTTCAGAACCCCACTGATGGCGAAATGATGTACATTGCGCAAATGCTGCTAAACTCTCAGCCTACACTTCCAAGGAGTAATTATGTCCGACGATCTCGACGTTAACCCTGAATCTCCCGACGCAGCGCCTGCTGCCATCGAAGCTGCCCCCGTTGAAGTCGCTCCCAAGCAAGACTTTGGCGACCATCCAGCGTTTGCCAGCATGCTGGCGCACATCGAAGAATTCAGCGGAGCCGCCATCGGCCGCGCAACGCAGATTCTCGAAGAACTCCGCGCGCTGATGAATCAGCACGGCCTGTAAGGGAATACCCCATGTCCGCATTCAGCCCTCTGCAGAACAACACCAGCACAACGCGCTACACAATCGGTACGTCTGCCACCGCAATTACCCTGCCGGTGCGCCCTGGAACCATCCGAGTGTTCAACGCTACACCGACCAACATCGTGTACATCGAAATCGGCGGAGCAGCCGCTACTGTGCCGACGGCCGGCGGAGCCGCTGGGTCCATGCCTCTGGCTGGTGGCGCAGGTTCTATCCCGCTGTTGCTGGAAAAAGGCAACGCTACCCAGGTCAGCATGATCGCTTCCGGTGCCGCGACCGACGTATATATTACGATGGGCCTTGGCGATACCGTTGGCTAAGTGTGATATAAACCAGTTGTCGGCGTATTCCGGTAGCAAAACGCAAGCCGGTCACCGTCAAAAAGGAGTTAAAAATGGCTCGTTATGAAGATTTTAGTTGCAATCTGTTGCGTCTAGGCCAAGGCCGTGGTATCCCCGCAGCCGGCACCCAAGCGGCTACCGAACGCAACGTCGGTTCGCTGGTGACTGTCACGCTGACCCCTGTATCCGTAGCTGCTGCCACTGCAGCCGCTCAAACTCTGACTGCCATCCCCGGCGTCGAAGCTACTGACATCGTGATCCCTGTGCGCAATCCGATTGCCAACTCGGTCGCTCTGACCGGCGCGGCAGCCAACGGTGCCAACTCGATCTCTGCCACTTTCGTGAACCCCACTGCCGGCGCTCTGGTGCCGACTTCTGGCGCGTACACCTTCTTGGTCATCAAGACCCAGTAACATGAAACAAATCCCCCCTGCCTTCAAGCAGTCGTTCGAGACGCTGGCTCGCCAGTATCCCGAGCTGGGGGAATTCCTGAGCCAATGGCGCCAGGAAGAACTTGAAAAGCTGCCCTATGGGACAGCAGCGAATTTGGACGTACTTCGCGGTCGCGTCCAGACCCTTACTGAACTTCAGAAGGGCCTTTTTGGCCGCATTGAAACTCCTTAGCAATTGAAAGGCAAGGAAAATGGCAAACATCCCAGAGCAAATTCGTAAGCAGATTGAAGCTGCGCAGTCCCTCGTTGACACCCAGTACGGCAAAAAACCGACTGCTGAAAACGTAACTGACGTTGAACCGAAACCCGCCGCCGAAGTTGTCGCGCCTGTCGCTGCGCAGGGGACGCCAGTAGAAGATGAGAACAGTGTGACGTACGCCCAGCGCTGGCGCTCGCTTCAAGGTGTTTTTAACGCCGAAAAAGCCCGCACCAATTCGCTGGAACAGCAAGTCCAGCATCTGCAACAGATGATTTCCACGCTGCAGGTCAATCCTGTCGCCCAACACTCCAATGCGCAGTTCCTGACAGCTCAGGACACAACTGAGTACGGTAGTGATCTGGTCGATGTGATGCGCCGCGCCGCGCGAGAAGAGCTCAAGGACTTTGCGGGCGCCGTAGGCTCCCTCAAACAGGACATCGACGGTCTCCGTCAGGTGGTCCCTGAAGTTCGCAAGCTCTCTCAGGACAATCAGCATTCGGCCCAGGAGAAGTTTTTTGCTTCTCTGGCTCAAGCAGTGCCTGACTACGAAAGCATTAACGCCAACCCAGAGTTTCACCGTTGGTTGCTGACGCCTGACCCCATGACTGACATCCTTCGTCAGACATACTTGGTCGATGCGCAGCGTACCGGGAATGTGGAACGCGTGGTAAGCATCTTCAACTCGTGGAAGTCTCTCTCTGGAACTCAAGGTCAGACGAAACCTCGAATCGATGCCCGTGCAGAACTGGAACGCCAGCAGGCCCCCAGTCGCAACTTGTCCAGTTCTCCAGCTGAAAAGTCTGGACGCATCTGGGACCCCTCGGAGATCACTGCGCTGTACGCAGACAAGACCCGGGGCAAGTACGCAGGCAAAGAAGCTGAGTTTAAGGCGCTTGAGAATGACATTTTTGCAGCGCAGCAAGAAGGACGCATCGTCCGACGAGCGGCTTAACTTTTTGATTTTTTAGGAGATTCACATGCCTTATCCCGTAGCAGGCGGCGGAGCCAATTACACCGGTAACTTCATCCCGGAAATCTGGAGCTCCAAGCTCATCGCCAACTTTTATGACGCCACCGTGTGTGCCGCCATTTCCAACACCGACTACTCCGGTGAAATCACTGGTTTCGGCGATAAAGTCAATATCCGCACCACCCCGGAACTGACCATTCGCGACTACCAGAAGGGTATGCAGCTGCAAGTTGAGCGCCCTGACAAGCCCAAGCTGACCCTCAACATCGACCAGGGCGACTACTTTGCCGCTGTGGAAGATGACGTGGACCGCATTCAGTCGGACGTGAACCTGATGGACGCCTGGACTCGTGACGCATCTGAAAAGATGAAGATCAAGATCGACGCCAAAGTGCTGACCGGTATCATCCCCAGCATCTCGGCAATGAACTCCGGCGCCGGCGCAGGCCGTATCTCCGGTAACATCAACATGGGTGCCACCGGCTCTCCCGTGCAGCTGACCAAGACCAACGTGATCGACTACATCGTTGACGCTGGCGCCGTGCTGGACGAAGCCAATGCTCCTGAGTCTGATCGTTTCCTGGTGATCCCCGCTTGGGTGGCTGCCATGATCAAGAAGTCTGACGTGAAAGACGCCAGCCTGACCGGCGACAGCCAAACCCCCCTGCGCAACGGCCGCCTGGGTACCATCGACCGCTTCACGGTCTATGTGAGCCACAACTTGAACCGTGTGGTAGACTCCGGTAACCAGTGTTTCAGCCTGCTGGCTGGCCACAAGATGGGCCTGACCTTCGCTACGCAGATGACCAACATGGAATCTATCCGTGCTGAGTCCACCTTCGGCTCAATCGTTCGCGGCCTCCAAGTCTACGGCTACGCAGTCGTGAAGCCAGAGGCCCTTGCAAGGCTCTATGTGAGACAGTAAAGCAAATGGCGGCCCTCTAGGGGGCCTGCTTTTTCTTACCACCAATCTTTTCGGAGTAAATTTAAATGGCAAACTATATTCTCGACCAAAAAGGTCGCCTGCTGTCGTCCGTATTCCCCGCATATCGCGGCGATGCGTCTCTGGGCGGCCAAGAAGTCGTCGAAGTCACTGTGGACTTGTCCCAGATCGGCACGGGTACCAATCTGAGCGCCCTGGGCGTGCAGACCGGTTTCCCCAACGCCGGCGTGGGCGTGATCGCGACTGACACCATCGACGTGGCATTGCTGCCGTACAACTTCCAAGTCCAGTCCGTCCAAGTCATCGTGGACACCAACGCTCCGACCCCGGACGTGGTGCCTGCTGGTAACTTGACCGGTCTGACCAACTTGACCGTGAACGTCGGCCACCAAGCCGTGCTGACCTCTGACCGTTCGACCGTTGCAACCATCTCTGGTTTCACGCCTTCGGCCACTGTGTTTGCCACCGGCCAGTCTGTGTTCTCCAATGCTTCGGCACTGACCTACACGGCTGCTACGGCATTCCTGCCCTGGGCTACACCGGCAGCTTCTGGTTCTCTGACCACGTTGCCCGCTGTGTACGTTCTGCGTGTCGCTATCGCGGCACTGACCGGCGGTTCCTCGACCGGCATCAAGGCCGGCAAGTTCCGTATCCGCGTCGGCGGCATCGCGTACGCTATCTAAACCGTAGCGCGCTAAGAGAGGCCCCTTCGGGGGCCTTTTTTATGATATATTCACCCACACAGTAAGGAGTGAGCCCCATGGCAGACCGTTACACGAAACACGTACCTTCCGGCCAAGTATTCATCTACGCCCCTCCTTGGATTGGCCACGAGGATTTTGTCGAATGCGCCAACGCTGCTGGCGACCCATTCCCTGATCCAGAGCCCGAAGTCAGCCCTGCGCCCACAACGGTTCGCGGCAAGCGCAAAACCATGTCGCTGGTGGAGCCTACCGATCCTACTACTGACGACGCCGCACTCTCGGCCGACGCATCGCGCGGCCTAGCCGCTCAGGGGTTGTAAATGGCTACTTTCCTGATGTCGTCGGTCGTAGCAGACGCACGCCTGGCAATTCAGGACCTGGGCCTTCTGTCTTCGCCGCGTTTCACAGACGCACAAATCCTGTCGATGGCCAACCAAGCGCTTAAGCGCATAGCGGTGATTCGGCCAGATTTGTTCGCACTCATCACCACGATGAGCACAGTTGCTGGCTCTACGCAGACGGCACCGGCGGACAGCATTCGCTTCATGGAAGCTCTGGCTGTAGTGGGGGCTAACAACCTCAACGAGATCAACCGCGAAGCGCTGGACCTCATGTCGTCCACTTGGCAGATTGGCACGCCGGGTTCTCCAACCAACTGGATGCGCCACCCGCGCAGCGCCAACACATTCTTTGTGTACCCCCCGGCTACTGCCGGTGTCGTGCTGCAAGTCGAGTACGCCCAAGGGCCTCCGAACTACACGCTGTCGCAGAGTCCAGCCATCCTTCCTGATGCGTACTACCCTGTCGTGCTGGATGGCACCGTGGCGTTGCTGGAGATGACTGACAACGAAGCAGTGAACTCGAACCGGGCCAAGCTGTGCTACGACAACTTCACCAACATGCTGCAGAGCAGCCTACAAGCGCGCCCATCGCTCGATAGCGAAGGTGCCGGCATGGCACCCGGCACTGACCCCGGAGTCACCTAATGCAAAAATACACCGACGTTGTTTTCTCGTCCACAGGAACCAGCGCAGTCGCTCCACTGCCTCTCGCAACTGTCACGGTCGCGTACGCTGCAGGTGGAACTCCGACCCTGTACTCCGACAATGGGGTCACCGTCTTATCTAACCCATTCACGTCTGATGCCAACGGTCGAATTTCGTTCTACGCTGCCGATGGTCGATACACACTGACGGTTAGCAAAACCGGATACGCTACGGTCACCATCTCTGACATTCTCTTAGAAGACCCGACAAACCCCAATCCCATCTCCGCTACGACATTAACTGCTACTGGAACATCCACGTTGCAGGGGGTTACTGCGACTTCTTTGGCTGTTAGTGGTGCGGCTACTGTTGGCGCTGGACTCGCTGTAACTGGTGCGCTGAGTGCGACTGGTGCATTGACAACTAACGGGCTTAAAGAAGATAGCTCGGGGGGTTTAGGTATTGGAGGAGCCACCTCCGGAATAGAATCATTGCGCCTAGTGAAAAACATGACTGGTGCGGTTAATTCAGTAGGTGTATATAATGTTGGAACTGTACAATCGGATGTTACTAACGGTGCTTGGTACTATCGTACTTTCGCAGCCACGCAAGCTGCAACGTTTACTTTACCGCAGTTAATACACTACAGCACAGTGCAGGGGACCATAGGGGCAGGCTCCACGGTTACCACCCAAATAGGTTTTGAAGTAAACGGCACTTTAATTGGTGCCACAAATAACTACGGTTTCTACGGTGCTCTGTCCTACGCAACCGGACGGTACAACCTGTTCATGGCGGGTACCGCAGATAACTATCTCGCTGGTAATGTAGGTATTGGCGCAACACCTGCACCAGGGTGTAGCCTTAACGTAACGAAAGCTATCACAGGTGCTGCTTTTGCTGCAGGTGCTCGCGTTAATGCAACTGTCCAGTCAGACGTAACCTCTCGCGCAGACAACTTTCAGTCTGTTATGGCTGTTGCTGCCGGAACTTATAACACGGTTGTAGGCTATCAGGCGCAGCAAGGAACGATCACAGGTACATTAACTAACCAGATTGGATTTTCTGCTGATCCTAGTTTGGTTGGCGCCACAAACAACTACGGCTTCTACGGCAACATCCCAGCAGGCACAGGCAGGTATAACTTCTACGCAAACGGTACTGCGCCTAATTTCTTTAATGGTCAGACCACGATAACAACCGGAGCAGCAGGGGCCACTAATACTCTGATAGTGATTGACACTGGAGTGAATGGCGGAAATATACAAATCAAAGGAAACGGCGCAGTAACTCCGTCAAAATTCTTAAGGGTAAATTCCGGGGTACTTCAGATTATCAATGATGCGTACGGAGCCGTAATTGTCGCAATCTCAGATACGGGTAATCTTAATGTAGTCTCCCCCACAGGCTCCCTAGGCTACGGCACAGGCGCAGGCGGGACGGTTACGCAGGCGACTTCTAAGGCTAATCCAATAACATTAAACACCCCGACTGGGCAGATAACTTTGAACGGTTCTTCATTAGCTGCAGGTGCAACTACTACTTTCACATTCAACAATTCTTTGATCTCTATTAAGGATACTATTATCCTGAATATGGTTGAAACGTTTGCTTCAGTTAACTATTTGTTTACTGTAGGAATCGGAACAGGAGCTGCAACTATTGGAATACGTAACATGTCAGCAGGTGCATTGGCTGAAGCAATAGTATTTAACTTCTCCATCATCAAGGGGGCCTCAGCATGAACATGAGCAATGTCTCTCACGCTTTACTGGCCCTTGTAGCTCAAGCTGTTATCTACTTTCTCACTAAGAATTTGTGGATTGGTGCAGCTTTCGGTTCTGCCTTTTACTTTGGCCGGGAAGTCGCACAACATGAGTCTGATCAGGTCAAACGCTACGGTAAACGCGCAGGCTGGTTTGACGATGAGGGAATGCCTTGGTATGAAGGTTTCAAGTTTTTGAACTGGTCAACTGACAGTAAATATGACTTGATCTTCCCTGTTGTGGCTGTTTATGTAGTCGCCTTGCTGGAGCATTTCGCATGAGCATCATCTTAGCCCCCACCACAACCTCCGTAGGCACGACCTACGCTTCAGTGTTTGGGGACATCGCTGCCAACGTGGCCGGCGTGCCTGATGTCGTGCTGCAGTTCTACATGAACAAAGTCGTGATCGACTTGTGCGAGCGCGCCAAAGTGTGGCGCGTGAACTACGCTGCTATCTCCCTGGCTCCTAATACATACCAATACACGGTCGTCTCCCCCGTCGCGCAGTCCGAACTGTCCACGATCCTGCTGGCCAAGGTGTACCTGGGCTCCACGGCGAAGTGGAAGGACCTCGATGTCGTAACCACCGAGCAAGTGTTCGAGGTGTACCCCGCCTGGCCCCAGACGGCAGAAGTCAAAGAACCC